TCATCGTGGCTGCAACCGCAACTACAGCGTCGGCAAGTAGCTCTTTATCCACGGCGAGTCCAAACTTCGCTATTGCCCACGCAATGATCCACGCAACCGCAACAGCATAAGTGCGATAGCCCTGCATTAGTGTCCCTCCGGATAGTATTCCTCCTGGGAGGAGGCTTATAATCCATATCATGCAGCCGCGCACGACTTTCCGTCATGGCAGCTTGATCCCGAGTGCCGCCAGCCCGATCCTGACCGCGCCGGAACCGCCCAGTATGATCAGAAGGCCGAGGACGATGGCCACTCGAATGCCAAGCTGCTCCATCCTATCCAGGCGGTCTGTGATGGCCTTCTGAGATTGTTCGATCGCCTGATATCGGAGGGCCCATAACTGCTCAAAGTTCGACTGCTTGCTATCGAGGCGGACGATATCGCGCTCGACCCGGCGCAGTTCGTCGAGATATTCCACAGACACCTGCGGTTCATCGCGTCGGGCCATTTCCGGCGGTCCTACGGCTACGGCTGTTGATGACATATTACTCCTTCCGATCAATTCAGGGGTTGGATGATAATCTCACGGTTCTCGTTCCCTAGAGAACAATGCCACGCGGGCGGGGAGGATTGGAAGATTCCGCGTCATCATAGGAAACGCCTCCGGTCGGCATGGATGTCTTGAACGCATATGAGCCAAAACAGGCGTCAGCAGCATGCACTTCATAAGTATTCGAAACTGCTGGGACGATAGTCTTGGAAGGCACCACAGAAGAGATGTCATAGCCTCCCGTCCCTGCCGACGGGTCTCCGTCCCAAACGTTGTTTTTTGCGAACCAGACCTTTCGCACACCTGGGTTCGTATTTACAAACACGCCAATTACGTCGCCACGCTTATAGGCCAATGCTGGAACCAAAACTACATTGGAGCCATTTATGATAACTGTGCCGCTGTATTCCAGAGCAATAGCGGAACCAAGAAATTCGCTTGTTGTTCGAGACACATCGGCATACCCAATGCGATAGCCAGATATTGAGTTGCCGCCTTCGGCTGAGGATATATAGACTTCAAACAGCGCCGCTACATTTGATGGAAGCACCTTGTTTGCGCGGACCTGTCGTGCAGCACCGCCTGATGACGCATTGCGGTATGCCCGCAAATTATTCTGCACAATGGCATACTCGGATGAACTATTCGCTACTGACCAGCTCGTTACTCCAGCCGGATAGCTCGCGAATGCCCCGGAATCAGGACCAGAAAACCCGGACGGAATCGTTCCGAAGGGCGGTCTGGCGCCAAAGTTCACAGTGTTATGTTCACTGTTATTCAGCAGTGACGTGATCGGGAATCTCGTCGTCCCACCGAATCCAGTAGAATATGGGTTCGTCCCAGTAGCAGGATTCCCTGCGCTCGAACTTCCTCCTTTCCAGGTCCCCATCCCGCTCGTAAAACTGAAAGTCGTGCCCCAAACGCCTCCGGTGCTGGCGTCATAGGCCAACAACATTATTTGAGGATTTGAACCAACGGCATTCCAGGTAGTAACGTTGGTTCCGCCTTGCCAGCATTGTCCAGTGTCAAGATACGTAAAGCCGTCGCTAGCGGCACCTCCATAGTTGGCGAGCGATACGCCGCTCGAAGCCCAGCCGATCGCGCTTCCATATACTTCATAATACCATTTGCCACTCGATGTGCTGAAACCGCTTCTGACTGACCGCCACGAGTTTTCGGTCGATTCAGCACGTAGGTTGAACGCCGCCAGATTGATGCTGGAATACTTGTCGGAAGGATTCCATGTTTCTGTCGCTGCCCGTGCATTGCGCGGCGTCATCGCCATAGCTGCTGCACCAGATACTATGGCAGCCCGCCGAGTGATGATGCCAAAACGGCGAGGAAGAACAATCCGGCTCATAATCAGTTCTTCACCAACGGCACGGCCACAGAAATGCGTGCGGCGGTGTCTGCGGATGCAGCGGTCAGTTCTACGGATAGACCGTCGCCGGCGTTGAGGCTGGTGGAAGAGATCGAGCAACTCGATATCGCGCAGGACGTGGAGATGGTGCCGGTGCATAGGGTCGATGACGTAGCCGGGGACCCTGCAACCCATTTCTTCACCACCACAGTGGTGGATGCGGCAGGCGATACGCGACAGATGACGCTCGGCACGGTAGAAGCCGCGATCGAAGCAGAGAACGGGATCGCATACACGTCAGGATCGGCGGTGGTCGGCACGCCCTGGAACGGAACGGACACTGCGGCCGCCCGCGCCGCATTCGGCAACTGCGCAACTGGCACTAAACCAGACCCGTCCAGGCTCGCCATACCGTTCGCGGCGCCGAGCCCGAGGGTGGTAAGTGCTGTGGATTTCGAGCACAAATCGGAAAGATTGTTGTTGGCTTGAAGCGCACCGACGCACTGCGCATCGGCAGTTCCTGCGATGGCGACGAGGGCGCAAGCGAGTAGCAGCAGACGCTTCATGTCAGAACCCCGATTGCGATATAGTTTACCACTGTGCCAGTCTGTGCGACGCCCGACGAGTTATAGGCCTTCGCCACGCAAGAGGAAGCGGTAGGAGCGGAATCGAGGTTGGCATAATCCGTGTCCCCCGCGCCGACCGCCGTAAGGGTGACGATAGGAGCCGAGGCGAAGCTCGAAGAAAACGTGATCGTGACGGTCCCTCCGGCTCCCGTGGTCGCCGACCCGGCCTCTATCGCAATGGTGTTCGCTCCCGAATTGATTGGGAGGCGCACGATGAATGGCACACTGGCCGAACCTGAAGGGTTATATCCGGCGGGGGCATTCACCCACGAGACCGCCGCCCCCGAGCCATTCGATTGGAGAATCTGCCCCGCCGTGCCGTAGTTCGCCCCCCCGATGCCGATGGCACCGCTGGCATTGATGCGAAGCCGTTCGGCCGAATTGGTGGCTATCCCGACAGTGTTCGCGGCCGGGAGGAAAACCCCATTCGATGGGACCGAGGAACTGGACGGGATGAGGCCCGCCCCCGTGACGGTCCCGGTGGCTGATAGGGTCCCTCCGAATGTCCCGTTGCCCGACGCGGTGACGGACGCGGGCGTAAAGGTGGTCACGGTCAGGGTGGAAATGGTCGCGGTGCCGGAAACGTTGAGCGTCGTGGCCGAGAGCGTGGCAATGCCTGTGATGTTGAAGTTGCCGACGTTCCAGTTTGCGGTGAGCGGCGACTGTCCGTCCCGAGCCACGCTTCCCGTCAGCGCGGCAGCTATGTCTGTGTGGACGTTATTCATGTCCGCCGCAATGATCGTCGTTCCCGCCACGAATGGCGTCGGCGGGATCGGAAGAGTGTATGTGCCAGAACCATTACGCGGCATTGGCGTCGTCCTTAGTTGGTCTGCATTGGAAGAGTGACGGCGGCGCCGCCTGTTAGCGCACGCAATAGCCTCTCACGTTCATACTGGCTAAGCGCATCGAAGGCACGACGCGCATCCACGCGGTCCAGGGTCCTGGCGATCTCCGCCCGATCGGTGGACATCAGCGCTTTTGCAATTTGCTCGGACGTATCCACCCCGCCATGCCGTGAGCGGGTTTCCAGGCGCCGGAGCAATTCCCAGGTCGGCCTGCCACCGCTCGCACCGAGCCGCAGCAGGTCGCCGACCAACGCGCCGGTCATGTCATCCAGCGCCTGGTCGCCCATGAGCAGACGGGCTGTGTGAGACCCGGCGCGTGGGCTGATGGCGCGGTTCGTGTCGCGAATGGCGAGCTCCGCTTGCATCGCTTTCACGAATGACTGGTAATCGTCAGGACTGTCGAACAGCCTGGCGATCTTGCTCGAAAGGTCCCGGTCCTCGATCATACGCCGTACGAAATTGCCAGCCGTCGACGGGTCTGTCGACCGATCGGTCAGCGCCCGTGCGGCGCCGAGACGGAAGAACTCCCGGTATCCCTCTGGGATGTTATCGAGCATACGGGCGACGGTATCCCGATCGGCTGTGATCAGCCGGCGGCCCATATTGATCGCATCCATTGCCTCGGACGGGCCGCCCCAAGCCGCCCGAGCCGCGGCATAATCTGGGTTCCCGCGATCCAATTGCGCGACAAACGACTTCCGCAGGTCGTTCAGCGCCCGGCCCCGTTCGTCGAGATGGAGGCGTCCGTCGATGCCCCGATAGCCTTCCAAAATCTCGTCGAGACCGCGCTTGATGGAGTCCAGGGATCGCATGTTCGGCTGGCCGACGATCCTTGGCGTGCCGTCTTCCGCGAACTGGATCGCCGGGTCTGCCATTGGGACCGGCGGCTCACCGCGCAGTCGGCGTGCTTCATTCTCGATACGCTGGATGTTGAGACCACGAGCCAGACCCTCGCGCGCCTCCTTGCTCTCGAGAAACCGGCGGACATCTTCCGTCATGCCAAAGGGCCGGCTGAACGCTTTTTCGTAGAGCGGAGCAGCGGCCATCTCCCGCTGGCGCATCAGACCCTGCGTCACTTCCGCCACGCTAGTCCCGGAACCTGGCGCGATCATCCGATCGACATCCGCTGCGATCCGGTCAGGCGTCGAAAACCGCCTCGCCTCGACCAGCTGGTCGGCGATATTCATGGATGGACCTGGCCTATTTGCCGCCGTCGCGGCAAGCTGTCTGACCGGCGCCCCTCCTACATCCGCGAGAGTTATGGGCTTGTCGGCCGGAGCGTTATTGATCAATGCACGGACGGTCGGCGTGTCCATGCCAGCTTGGTCCAATGCGCGCCCGACGATCCTTTCTGACTTCGGCACCGGGTTCCCGATCCCGAGCAGATTTGCCGCCCCGCGCGATATGGCTCCTCCGGCGGCTGATGCGCCGGCAAGGAGCGGAGGGACGGCGGCTCCCATCATCATGCCTCGTGCGGCCCCTTCGAGCCGTGGGATAATCCCTCCTTCCGCGTCACCTGCGCCGGCCACGGCACCCAAGGCGGCGCCCTGCCGCATCATCGTCAACACAGGAGTGTCGAGCGCCGCAACCGATGCGCCGCGCAGGAGGCCGGCTGCGCCAGCCGGAATTGCGGCGGCAGCCCCGCCCGCGATTTCCAGCCCCCGTCCGAGATAGGGATTGTTCTGTCTGAATACCTCGGCATTCTGACGCATCGCGTTGGTGGTGCGTTCATAGCCGGACTTGAAGCCTTCGCCCCGGAGCATACTTACCAAGCCAGAAATTGCGCCGGCTGCTTCATCAGTCAGGCCGAGAGACATCCCGGACATGATCGCCTGCTGCGTGGAGCCGGATGCGCTGGTCAGGCCGACATGGCGGTTGAAGTCAGAACGGTCCAGCTTCCCTTTATAGAATGCGTCATATGTCGCATTGGCAATGTCCAGGTCGGACTTGCCTTTCACATAGTTATCGAACTCCTCGCGCGGCAGGGCATTCGCATAGAAGCGGTCGTACAAGGCGCCGAGCATCTGCTCGCGCATCCCTGGCTCGAGGGTCGGGGCTTCCCCGTAGCTGCGCGATGCCATCAGCGCCTCCCCGACAACGGTATGCCAAGCGGGTTTTCGTTACCTGGTTTCGCGGGCTCTCCCGGGACGATTATCGGCGGGGCGACTTCTGGGGGAGGATTGACATAATTAACGATCACTTGGTCCGGATCGAGGCCGAAGCTCTTCGCCAGACGGCTGAATTGCTCGCGCACGTTCTCATACGTGCGACGCTGCGACTTGTAGATCGCATCGGCTTGATCAACGAACTCCTGGCGCAGCGATGGCGCCATGCGCTCGCCCCGGAGGATGCGCGCGACGAGACCCTGAATCCGCTCGCCGAAGCTGCCTGATGACGCTGCCGTCGCGAATTCGGATTCCCGCACGACAGAGTTCGGGTCGAGAAGTTTGACTATACTGTAAAGCAGCGCCATGTCACCCGCGCCGGTGTTGGCCTTGGCCGCCTCGACGAGCTTCTGATGCGCGTCCTGGATGATCCGGAAGTCGTTCGTGAGTTTCGTGTATTCATCCCGGAGTGTGTTCGCGCGGTCGAAGCCCTTGCGCGCCGGGTCTTCCGGACCGCCTGGGATTGCTTCCAATCGCACATCCGAAACGCCAGCGGGGCGATATCCAGAGGGCGGGGGCTGCGGCCTATTCGGATCAGCCGGGCCGCCTGGAATAGGCGCCAGCCGCTCGCCTTGCTGCGTATAGCCAGACGGAGGAGGCTGCTGCCTGTTAGGATCGGCGGGCCCGCCTGGTATTGGCTCGATCCTCCCATCTGGCCCTGGGCGGAAGCCGGACGGGATTTCCGGTGCGTTAACCAGCCCGGCGGCGTCAGGGCGCGGCACCATCACGGTCGATCCGTCAGGCCGGCGAATAGGCACAAGGTCACGATCCGGCCCGCGCGGATCGTATGCCGTGCCCATGGGTTGCCACGTCTTCCCCTGGTCGTAGCTTATGACCTTTTGCATTAGCCCGCCGCTGAGCGGGACTTCCTGCACGGTCGCGGCGGGCGCCTCCTTTGCGACGAATGGCGCAATCCCCTGCGCCAGCGCCCGAACGCGCGGATTGGTGGATTGGAGCCCCCTGAGATAGATGGCCATCAGGGCCTGGTTCTGATCGGGCGGCCGGGTGGGAATGCCCGGCACGCCGGCGGCATTGGCCGCTGCCGCTGTTTGCGGCTGGGCTACCGCCGCTGTCTGCTGCGGGGGCGCCTGAGGCGCTCCCTGCTGCGGCATACCCACGTCGAGACCGCGGAAAAAGACATGGTTGCCTATCGCCGTACGGTTCGCCGGATCGCCGGCCATCGCCTGGCCGACCCAAGGCGCCGTCGCGGTCCGCGGGTTCGCAAAGTGAAGCGCGCCGCCGGTGGGGTCCGGTATCTTTCCCGATACGACGTCATCGTAGATTTTCGCAGCCGCCTGATACTCAGGGCTGGCGGGGTCGAAGCGGCGCGGGTCATTCCCGCTCCCCGGGTTCCAGGGCGAGAACTGCATCGGCGCCGTCACGACGGATGTGGTATCGTTCCCCCACTTCCCTGTCCGCAGGCGGTTGTTGATGACATGAGCAACTGCAGCCATGCCTGCTGGCCCCTCTCCGCCTGCTTCCGCCAGCATTGTGCGGATACCCGCATCGCGCGGGTCGAGGGAACCTGCCTGCGTCGAGGGCGATGGCGGGGTGGACGTGGGGGCAGCTGGCGCCGGCGCAGACGGGGTTCCCGTGGGCGCGGAAGGCGCCTGGCCCTTGCCCATCAGAGCGTCCGCGACGGACCTTTGGAAGGATGCCGTTTCCTCTTTATCCGCGTCGATCCGGTCCTTGATCGCCTCGTCGGCCTTACGGATGTCCCAGCCGGCGATTAGCGCCTGCGCGACACGGTTGACCCCCTCCCATGGCGACCGGATCGGCGCCGTGGAGGTGCCGGCTTTCAGCAAATCTTCCGCGGTCGCGCGGCGGCGAAGGGCGATTGCGAGAGCGGGGTCAACCAAGAAGAGTTGAGAGTATGATGCCTCACTCATTCCCTACCGCCTTCCGATAATCGACCATCAGGAAGCCGATCGGATGGCGCACCACGGCATCCGGCCGAACGGCCGCGACCTCATCAGCCATCAGACCGATCTCTCTACAGCCACCGACGAAGTCGTAGCTGTAAACCGCCAGTCCGTTCCGCAGGCGGCCTACTTGGCGGATGTTCTGCTTGAGACGACGATCCGACCACCTGATACCAGCTGCCCCGAGAGTTCCGGCGAGCCCGAAAAGACCACCGAGTATGGAATTGGAATTCGCCAATTGAGCATTGTAAGCGGCAAGCTGATTGGCGTAGCCCTGATTGTATGCCCCCACCACGTCGGTCGGCGCTATGGGAGTGCTAGGTGTTTGCTGGAACTGTGGGATTGACACCTGCTGGCCGGTTAGCAGCGCGTTTGCTTCGTTCAGAGGAACACCGCGCAAACCGGCCTCTTGCTGCAACGCCTGCCCGGCAATATTCCCGCCCTGCGCCACTGTCTGTAGCCAAGCGTCGTTCCTGGCCTGGTTGAAATTGCGATACTCATTCTCCCAAGCCGCCGATCCCGGCGCGATACCGGCGTTGAGCAGCCTGGCCCGCATGGCCTCTTCTGCCTGCGCAAACCTCGGCTCTAGCCTCGCAAAGGCAGCCCTTTCGGCCTCCGACCGATACTTGTCGTAATCAGTAGAGATCGGGTTGGAGAGCATGGCGCGAGTGTTGCCAAGCAGCGTGTTGGCCGTCTCGCCGTATGTGGTCTGCCCCTGGGTGGTGAGATCATAGATCCGCTGCTGCTCCGGGGACAGGATCGTCCGCACGGTCCATTGCGGGCCGGACCCATTGATCAGGTTGCCTTTCGCGTCGTACTGCGGGACATAATTCTCCGTGTATATGATAGACCCGGTTGGGCCTATCTGGTTCACATTGTTCAAATGCGACTGGGCCTGCGCGGTCGCGAGGTTCGAGGCCGTCTGCGCCTCGGCGACCTTGACCGGGTTAGGCGGTGGCGGCGGCGACGGGGCGGATTTTTGCATTCTTCCAAACCTTCTCGTACTCGTACTTTGTCATGGAAGTTACAACGGCATGTTGCCTCCAACCCAATCGGTGACGCAGGACGGCATCGCGCTTGAAACCGAGATGCTCATTGAACCTTATCGCCCTGACGTTGGAATGGTGCATGACGCAGCAGAGTAGGTTCACGCCGATCTGCTCGAATGGGTAAGACAGAATGCCCGCGATAATGCTTCGGTGCGCCCACATGGGCGACCGCGACGCAACAGATACCTGACAAGTCTTCTCGAACGGCAAGTAGTCGTGAAATACGACTACGGCCTGAATGGGAGCCGTCATGTCATTAGGGTTATTCCCTCTCATGATCCCAATGGACCGGCACGGCCCGAAGGTTCGACCGCGCATGTGTGGGATCATTCGAGACGCCCACTCCGCAAGCTCCTGGTCATAGCCATAGACAAGGCAAGCCATCAGATGAACAGCCCCCCTTCATAGGTCATGTCGAAGGCCATGATATTCACGCCGATCGAGTGCGTCGCGAATTTCATGTGCAAAGATACAGAATATCCAAGGCCGTTGACATTGCGCCAGGTGGCCTGGATTGCACCGGACTCTTGGCCGGCGCCCCATACGTCCGTCCCCCACACCGCAGTATCCCATAGAGAACCGCTTGTGTTGCCGCCGATGTTGTTGCTGGGGGCCGTCAGGTTTGAGGACGTACGGAAATCGGTTTCCGCTACGAGCGCGAAATCCAGCGGGTATGTTGTTTGCAGGTTGGGACGCGCCATCGTAAACCGCTTCTGCTGCCCCCGTCCGCCGATATACTGGTATGCCGTGCGGAGCTCGCCGACGATATCGGCGCCGTTATCGGAATAGCCCCGGTCAGCGAGATATACTCGCCCATCCGTCCCGCCGAAAAAAGGCGCCCCGCCAGATAGTGCCCAGGAGACGGCATTCATTCCAATGTAGCGGCACCACGCGCCGGTAATCGTGTTTACAACATACTGATGAAACGTCGAGCCGCCCTGCGGCACGTTAACGATGATTTGCGTGCCCTTGGGGTAGAGCAGCGCGCACCAGCCGGGCAGCGACGAGCCTTGTGCCACGGCCTGGGAGACGGCGTTCCCGATATTCGTGGAGATCGCCACTCGGGAGGCTTGTGAGCGTCCAGTCTCGAGGTAGGTCGAAAGAGGCTGAAAGCCATCTTCGCAAATGAGCATCAGGTCCGGGCCGAGCCGGGAGAGTGCGTATTTGCCAGAGACTGGCCGACCCGCAAGGAACCTGCCGACCAGGAACCAGGTAGATGACGAGTTGGGGTCAAACCCGTTGTAGATCAGGATTTCTCCCTCCGTGGTAACAACCACGAAAAGATCATCCGCCCCGCCGTAGCCATTGTCGCGGGTCCACGTACCAATGGCCGCGATCGTGCCGCCGCGCACACAGAACGGACCAAAGTCGAATGCAGTCATCGGACTGCCTTGGAACGTCCCGGCGTCGGGATACCACACCTTCAGCGTGTTCGCCTCGGCATAGAAGGGGCGCTGTGCGTGGATACACACCAATGAGAGAGGATTGGTCGGCCCGGTATAGACCAGTGGCGTGAGAGAGGAACCATTGTATCGCCAGCCGGTGTCCACTCCATTCACGGCCAGAGTGTATTGAGCGCCACTGGTCGAGAACGACGTGTAGCTCCAATTGTCCGAGCCATATCCGGTCGCCAGTTGCGTGGCGGAGCCGGATGTTATGTTGAAAATCTTGCCTCCGACCGCTGCCAGAAGCTGGCCGTTGGAGGCTGCCCATTCGATCAGATAGACATTCCCTGCTTGCCCGGTGTCGCAGAACTGCACAAACCCGCTCCGGAGCTTGGCGAAATTGGTCTGCGGGAAGATGTTGTCCAACTGGATCGCGAAGCCAGGCTTCATGTTGTCCTGGCTGTCGCGAGCATTCCACCCCATCGTGGGCGCTTGAATGCTGGCGGCCTGCCCGCGAACAATAGGGGTAGGCTGGCGCATCATCCAGGCCAATCGGCATCCGGCACATTCGCCGGCGAGATAAGGACGGAACCAGGCCGGCCAGACATGCTAAGGGTCTGTTGGCCCTGTTCAGTCGCGGCATACCGGGCCAGCACCTGGCTCCACTGCCGGCGAAGTTCGGTGTACTCAAACCCCTTGGCCTGGAAGAACAGCCACTTCAAGCCCATGATCATTAGCTCGTCTGGGAACACGGTCGTGTCCGTGTCGGCTTGGAACCTTGGCTGCTCCACGCCAGACGCGGACCTAGCCCAATAGGACGAGACGTATTCCATCGCCAAGGTTGATGGCGTGTCGGCCGAGCTAGGCGGCGGCCATATCACGACGGTCCGCCCATGGACCCTATACTTGCGGCGCGGGCCCGTGGAGGTAATCCCGCTCACAAGCCATTGGTATTGCTGTGCCGTGACGGCCCCATGCAATTCCCAATGACTGGTCCGATCCCATTGCGTGCGCGCGACCGGGGTGCTCCAATCGGACGGCAAGGCGTATGTGTCTTGAGCGAAGACGAGGGACGTTCCCGTATATGTGCCAGTCGCTGGCACGTTCATCGTCACCTGCGTCGCACTATCGACAGAAAGGACGCGCGCCCCCTGCTGTATGCCTTGCCCGGACACCGTGAAGTATGTCGCCGGCGTGATGGCCGACGTATTCGGAATGTTCGTGATGACCGCGCTGCCACTGGTCACGTTGCCAGTCGTCGTCAGGGGCGCCACCAGATTGATAACATGGAGTTTGGTCAGGGCCGACCAGTCCACCGACGATTCCAGGATGCTCCCCATCCGCTGCGCGAGCGCATAGAACTGCAATGCCATGTCGTCGGTCGATGAAACGACGGCGGCTGGCGGGCTAAGCCCTAGCTCCATGGCAGCCGCCTGAACGATTTCGAGAAGCGTCATGCCGTCCACCACGCCAGGTCATTAGCAGTGACGAGCAAAACAGACGTTCCGCCCGAAGCAATCGTGATCGGGACGTTCGTCCCCAGGCCATTAATCGTCCCGCCAGAGTTCGGATAGATTTTCAGCGTGTTGGCGCCATGGTTGACGATCCGCCGGTTGAACAGACGTGATGAGGCAGGCAGAACGACGCCAGTGCCCACCCCGACGGTCGTCACGACATTGATGAGAGCCGTGATGGGTGTCGCATCTCCCTGGCTCGAACCGGCCGCTGCGATCACGGCAGGGGTCTGATCGACAGTGAATGTCGTCGTGCCGGCTAACCCCGTGCCGGCGGTGATAGGCGACGACGTAACTCCCGCCGAGCGGATGGCGATGAACGCAGTCCTGCTGGTTCGGAAAATCTGGATCGGGTAATTCTGTTCAGCGACAAGCGGCGCATTCGTCGTGCCGCCCTGGATCGTGCACCCGGCTGGTGGGAATACGTTTGCGGATGTCGCAGTCACGACATCGACGAACGTGGACCGGCCGACCGGGAAGGTGTCGAGCAGTTGGACCGCGACGTTCCCTGCTGAGGTCGAGACGATATTGAAGCCCATCCCGAGCGCATTGCCGGCAGAAATGGCTGCCGCTCGGCTTAGTTGGACTGTGCCAGAAGCCGTGACCGCGACGATCTCTTCGCCCAGGAGGGTGGCGAGGGCGCTAGGAGCGCCAGCACCACCCATGAGGTCATTGACCAGCGCGGTCATAGATCATCAGGACCCGATCACGGCCACAAAGATGGTCGACGTGATCCGGCGGACCAGCGTCGGCTTGTTCTGTGCGATGCTGACCGACGCATTCGCGGCGCCGCCGTTGATCGTCCCACCCGAGGGCGGGAAAAGGAGCGCCGCCGTCGCGGTCGTCACATTGAGGACGATCTCGGCACCGAGCGGCATGGTGGACGGGATCTGCAACGCAGTCTGCCCGGCCGAAGTCGTCGCGTTCACCATCCCCTGGCCCGGCAAAAGATTGCCCGAGGTCGCGGCGGCGCTATCGGTCTTCTGGGCCGTTCCTGACCCGGCGATGGTCTGGGCAGGAAGATGGCCGAGAAGAGTGGCCTGGGCCGCCGGCACACCGGCGCCCATCAGGTCGGTTGTAATCGCGCTCATGCGCTGGCTCCTTCCTTCAACTGAGAGAATTCGTCGGCGGGCGCCTCATAAGCCTGTTCCGTTTTCCGTGGCCTGCCCGGCCCCCTGCGGGGCTCGCCAGCTACCTGAGCGGATTCAAGCCTCGCAATGGCTTCCTGCATCGCGGCCAATTGCTCCTTGAGCGTGTCGCGCTCAGACTTCAGGTTTTCGATCTCGGCGTTCATCCTGGACGCCGCCGCGTAGTTTGTGGCGGATTCCTTGAACTTGATCGCCTTGTTGACCATCTGCCGCGCCCCGATGCCGATCCGAGCGATCGCATTGTCATCAAGGTCGGCAAGTTGCTCGACCGTGAAAATCTTGAAATAGCGGAGATTGGTAACGACCTCGGGTTCGGTGGGGAACAGAACATCCAGCGGCGTGCCGTCGGGCTGATATTCGCGCCCCGCCTGGTATGCCTCCCATTGCTTCGGGAAGCGGCGCTTGTGCCATTCCGTGGCGAGGCCGCAAAACACGTCCCGTTCACCTGGCTGCCGGATTTCGATCATATCGACGCCAACGAAAATCGGGCGCCCCGCTTCGGCAGATTGCATCCCATGCAATTGCTGGCCGCGGTAAAACCTCACATGCATACGTGAGTCATTGCCATAGGTGACGCGCCCGGTATCAAAGTTGATGGCACTCGGTTGTGCGAAGACGGTATCTGACATGAGACCCCCTTGGGGAATGTAGGGGCAGCGCGATGGCTGCCCCTAGCGTTAGTCGAGAACAGTGATCGTCGGATTGTTGAGGAAGATCGGGGCCGTATTGGATGCCGCCGTGGACAATCCGACGCCAGGTCCAACCGCCGCAGTCGTGCCCGCGCTTACCGTGGAGCCCACCCGCCCCGCTGTCGCGGTGGTGCGAAGTGCCACGTTCGCGGCGGTCCCGGTCGTGACATTGGCGGCTGCGAGATAGCCTTCCACGCACATCCAGAAGTATTGATCGACCGTGGCAGAGGCTCCCGCCACCCCGCAGCGCGCCCCGAAGTTTGCGCGGCCCAGAGTATTGGTGAGGGCCTGTGCGACGTGTGCCGCGGAGTCCGTGACGATCACGAAGTCATTCGCCGTGACCGTTCCTCCCGCCTTCACAAACATCCATTTCGTGCCGTCAGAACCGAATTCGATGGTTCCCGGCGCCCACGGCGGCGACGGTTGCTCGAGGCCAGACGTGGAGGAGACGGTAGTCGCAGCGGGATACGACGAACCGAATTTGACGCCCAACTGAGGGTTTGTGGTGTATGCCATTGTGGTCTGTCCTTACGCGGTCAGCACGCCCTGAAGGCGGCAGTTGGAGATCGTCATGTTACCGGCCCAGCCGATAATCTTGACCATGGCGTCCTGGTTCATCGAGAACCGGTCCGGTTCAAGAGGGATCATGTTGCGGCGAGAGTGCGGGCGGAAATAGATGTAGTTCGTATTGAGGAAATACATCGTATTCGCCGGAGCACCACCCGCGGGGATGCCATAGTTGGCGGCGTCGGTGCTGTAGCCCTGGAAGCCGCCATCGAGCACCACGGAGATGCTGCGACCGGACGCATTGTATTCGAGCGAGGAAAAGCCCAGACTGGCGTTCTCGCTGGACGTGACGCGCTGGATCGCCTGCATGCTCTCCAGGAAGTAGCGGTACATGTTGTTGTCCGCCACAATCAGGTCAGGACCGTCACTACCCCTCACCAACTGCACGATGACGCGGTTCATGTAGGTCTGAATGTTCGACGACGTGGCAGCTGCGCCGCCGTCGGTCAGAGCGGAGTATTTGATGTTCCTCCAGAACTCGTAGGACGCACGGTCAATGCCTCCCACGACGCCGGCGGTCGGCGTGGTGGAAACCAAGGCTTGCAGGCCGCTGATCTGCGCTGGAAGGGTCCCATCGGAATACACGTCATACGATATGGCATTCATCATGGTCTTCTCAGCGTTCTCGATCCGCTTCACCAGCAGGTCGATCATGCGTTCCTTGCCAGAGTTTTGGATCTCTTCAAGGCCGCTGATGCTGACCGCAACCGCCGCCTGACGGATCGGGAACTCCGCAGACGTCATGACGTCCGACGGGGTGATATTCAGAGCCTGATACCCGGAATACCGCATGAAGGTGCTATTCATCCCATACTCGACTTCTTCGAGGATGGTACGGCCCCCCTCGAACGGACGCGCCTTGCCCCTGGCGTTCAGCCGGTTGAGCAGGGCGTTGTTGCGAAGGACGTTGTCAGCCAGACGGCCGCTGCGCGCGCGCAGGGTCGTGGTGGCGATTTCGGAGAGATTCGGGGAAGGCATGGTTTACTTTCCTGTCATCGGGCTTCGAGGGCCGCGATTGCGTTTATGACATCCGACATGACCGACCCATCCCCCTTCGGCACGACATACCCGGTCGAAACCGGTGGGCTCGTGCGCGGTCCGGGCGGCGACTTTCTCGCGGCTTCCGCACGCGCCTTGGCTTCGGCCCTCTGCCTGGCCTCCGCCGCCGCGCGTTCCTCGGCCTGGATCTTCTCCCAGACCTCCGGAACGATGCGGATCGCCTTTTCATAGGCGCCCTCGAAATCGCCGTCGGGCACGATTCCCGCCGCCATCAGCTTGCCCATCTGGACCCTGACGGCCGAAAAATGCGGGAACTTGGGGTTGTTTTCATACCACGCGATCCTGGCAGCGATTTGTTCCTGTTCTCGCTGCGCGAGGAGCCGCTCCAAGCGCTCGACGCGCTGAAGAGCCGCATCGGTTTGCGATGTAGGCGGTGGCATGTTCGTCTGGGCCGGTTGGCCGGTAAGTTGCTCAAGGCTGATGTTGTGCTGCCGCATCAATTCGAGGATCGTGGGCAAGGGTGCCCTGCGCAGTTCGTTCGCAACGGTCGCCCACATGCGAACAGCATCTACGTCAGTAAACCCCTGCGCCCGATACGCTGAAGCGAAGGGCGCGAGCGCCTCTTGGATCGCATCCAAGTCCTTGAGCCTTGCCGCCCGCTCCTGGAAGCCTCTTTCGACTTCTGCCTCACGCCGCAGGATGATTTCCTGGACTTCGCGTGGGGCTTTGGCGAAATGCTCCGCGTCGGAGGCCGACCACGCTTTCGGTGGAGCGATGGCCGGGGTCTCCGGTTCCTCCACGGTGGGCGCGGGCTGGTCGGCATCATCTTGTTCGATCTCGGTATCGCCAGGATCGGCGTTCTTCGAGACAAAGCGTCCTTTTTCATCCCGTGCCGGGCCTTCGGCAGCGGTTTCAGCGGCGGTGATCTCCTCGGCGGTCTGTCCTTCGCTCGCGCGCCGGACGATTTCCGCCAGGGTCATTTCCTGCGCGCCGCCGGCATCTTCCTGCGGCAGGTCGGACGTGTGTTCGATCGTCTCTGACATAATCACTCCAGAATCCTGGTTTCTATCCGCACGCCGTCCAGTTCACCAGCGTGCTCGGCCGGCTCCGGCCGATATCCCTGTTCCAGCTTCTCGATCGCCTCGCGCACGTCCTCCGCCACGCCAACCGGCACATATTCGGGCCGGGACATGGGCACGTCGTTGCCGAGCTCGATCATTCCGTGCTCTTTCGTGACGCGCCGGAATGCGCTCTTGCTGTCATACAGCTTCCCATCCGCCGGATGGACCAGCGCCGGCATCGCGTCGCGGATGATCGCCGGGAACCGCCTGGGCATGGCGACATGGCAAACCTCAACCAATTCGCCATCGAGGATGATGTATTTGGCCATGTCAGATCAGCAGCAAGACAGTTTCGTCATCATCTTCCATCTCCCGCTCTCGTGCGGCGGTTCTGGCATTCTCCATGGCCACGCGGAGTTCGGATACGGCATAATACAACTCTCCCCAGTCCCTGATCGACATGATATTTTCGACGCTCGGACGCGCTTCACCGAGGACCTCGATCACATCCGAGGCGGTCTCCTCGACCAGGCGATCGTCCATTTCAGCGGCGTCGGAGAGGGCCGCAAGCACCTCTTCCCGTATCTGTCGCGCCTCTTCCCGCGTGGCGCGGCGCCGTTTCTCTGCAAGCCGAGCCAATACTCGCGCCCGGCGGCGGTATTCCAACCACCCGTCGTGCGTGTCGAGGAAGTCAATGCCAGTGATAACGACATTCGGATTGATGACAGTGCCGAGAACGACGGTCGGACCAGGAACTACCGAGACCGAGCCGAGAATGACTGTCGGATCAACGACATAGCCGGCGGCGGTAGCAGCGTCGGGCACAATGGAACCGGAGCCGACTACGACGGTCGGATCAACAACCGAGCCGACCGCGGCGGCGGCGGCTGGAACAATCGCCAGCGACCCAAGGACGACGATCGGATCGACGACAGAACCGACTACCGAGGTAACGTCGGGAGAGACCGAAACCGACCCGAGAACGACGGTCGGCCCGGTAACGTCTCCGACGGCGCTGGCGGCGCCCGGAACGACAGTCGTGCCGCCACCCCTGCGGCTTACAAGCCCATATGGCCCCGAGATGCCATACGGCCACATGCCGCCGCTGGTCATTCCCTACCGCCCCCGCCGCCGTCTATCGCGATCTGCACAATGTCATCAACCGATGCCGCCTTATCAGCCGCATCGCGCTTCATCGCCTCTTCGGCGAACGCCCCGGCGACATGCGCGGCGAACGCCTTGAAGAGTGGGATGACGTCCGCTCCTCGAATCGGCACGAAAACACCTTCTGCCGTCTTCCATAGCGTCGGATCGGGGAATATCCCGTTTTGAACGGCGAGCACCGCAGCAATCACCGGCCCCATCGCCTCCCGCGTGCTCACAAACCGGTAGGGCCGGTCAGCACCGGAAGGCTGGAACATGAACCCGCCAGTTTCGTATTCCCACCGCTTTTCCGCGAGCTCGGCCGCCTTGGCCGCCTTGACATATGGCACGGGGTCATATGAAGCCGCGATCCGCAATGCCAGGTCGGCCTGCTCCTCATTCGCCGCCGTCCAAACGCCCGCAACGTTGACCAACAGAACGCCAGCCTCCTCTACCGCCTCGTTGAGGCCGGGGGGAGGATGGTCCGGATATCCTGTGATCGGAACGGACATCACTGCCTCTTAGAATAGGACTACGAGAGGATCAGACCCGGAACTGACTCTCCCGGTCGGAGCAGTCGCGGGATCGTTAAGAACATTTTGTGAGCCGACAGTTAAGAAACTGGCTGGGAAAGCATTCGCGAAAAGCACCCCTGATGGCGCGCCAACCGATGGACCACAGCCCCGCACTGCCGGAGTCCCGGTATCGCTGTTGGCGATCCACAAGAGGGCCACATAATACCACCCAGGAACCAAAAAAACCGGCGTCGCCACTGCCGCGCTTTGATAGGTAACATTCGCGGTCGTGAGCCGTCCCAGATTACCGAAGTTGATCAATTGCTTGCCAGGCGCCCCATTCGAGCCGACCTCATACAGCGCACAATTGAGCGTGCTCGCTGCCCCGCCGCCCGCCGTAGCCGCGCTAGTACAACGGACAGCCGCCCTAGAGTATCTCCTTGCTGTTGTGACATACCAGGGGGTGTACAAGACCGTTCCTGACGCCTGTAAAGAGATGGTACCACTTGTGATTGAAAAAAAACCAGGCCCCACCCCAAGCCCGTCGGAAACACTGGTGACTTGACCGTAAACGAACGACCCGCCTCCCAATACGGTAGAAACAATCGGGGTCACGACAATATCGATATTAGCCGCCGTCGTGCCGAAACTCAGCGCGCTCGGCGCCGTGCTGCTGCCAGGATTCGGAAGATAGGTCGTCCCGTCCCAAGTAGTCTTGACCTCCGTCCGCGTCAGCACCTCCGTGGCCGTATTGTAAGTGCCGATGCCGGTCTCGGCCTTGGACAATTGCGACTTTGAGGAATCCGTAAACTCGGCAATCGAATACTCGATTATCCTGGTGCCAGTGAACGCCTTGCTGACAATCGGATAGCCAGTCTGGGCCGTGCAGGTAAGCGCACCCGTCCCGCCCGTGCTGCTCGTCATCCGAATGAAGTCAGCGCGCACGTCTCAGACCTCGTTGATCCTCATTTCACAGTCTTGCAAGGTGAGCGTCTGCCCAGACGAAATGGTTCGGTCGGAGACGAGATTGAAGTAGTGCAACACCTCGCGCGAGCCAATCGTGGCATTGTCGTCCGTCAGCACCGCCCAGCGCGCCCCGCTACCGGATGCCGGAATCGGTCCGCCTGAGGCAGTCCACACGAGGTCCTTGATCTGAATGAGACCGCGATCGTTCGTGTCATCCTCCGTCAGAACGTCGAAATCCGTGGCGTTCCGGTTCAGCATGATGCCGCCGCTCGTGTAGCCGTTGCCTGCCGCGATCTCGGTCAACTCGGACAACGTGTTTGTGTCAGCCGTCGGGGCCGTGGCGCTTGTCACAAGCGCGACGTAAAAGTTGGTCGGGATGGTCGCGCCCCGGTAGGCCCAACCCAACATCCGCATCTTGCCCCGGTTCGTCCAGCCAGCCATCTATTTTTGCTCCATATCGCCAAGCCCATTGGGCGCATCCGTAACCAATTCCACTCCTACAGCCCGCCCATCCGGCCCTCGAATGATCCGGCGCGGCGAAGAGAGGGTCCGGATCAATTCCTTCACCACCGCCTCGTGGCCGTCTTTTGCCGTCGCCGCCGTTTGCGCGGTCTCCATGATCGCCGCCTCGATCTCCTCCAGCCGCGCCGCCATCTCCGCCGCTTCCCGCTCAGGCCGCGCCGCTTCAATCTCCACGGCCTGCTGCGCCCGCTCCTTCAACGCCACCTCGCGCTCGGCCTTCTGCCGCTCGGCCTCCGCCATGCGAAGCCGCAACTCCAAATCGGCCATGGCGAATTCGTGCTTCCGCGCCGCCTCAGCTTCCTGAAGCTCCAATTTCCGCATTTCCAGCGCATTGTCCAATTGCGCTTGGTACGCTTCGGCCTCACTGCGCTGCTGCGCTTCCGCCGCGCGCATCTGGACTTCCTGCATCTTCGCCTGCATCTCCACTTCCTGCGGCGAAGGCGGCTTCGGCTGCCCTGCGGCCCGGCGCTGCGCGTCCTCTAGCTCGGCCAAGGCGTTTTCAATCGACGTCTCCATGTCCCGGCCGCTTCGAAATGCCCGGACGCCAAACAGGAGCATCTTCCCGAGTAGCGGCGCGAGCTCCGGAACCTGCTGGCCAGCTGGGACGGCCTGTCGCAGGTAGGCACTGACGGCCTGCAAAAACTCCAACCTCGCGGCCTTGTCCGCCTGCTCGTCAACCGCAATCGTGCTTTCGTCCTCGATATCGATCCGGAACCCGCGCAACTTGTCATCCCGCAGCAATTGCAATGCCGCGAAAACCTTCTGCTGGCCATCCGGCCCCGGATCGTCAGACAGGGCATAATCCGACATGAGCAAAAGCGTTTGCGGGGAAAACTGCTCGCACATTATCTCGGCCATGATACGAAGGATATCGCGAACGAACCTCGCTACCTCCTGCTGCTTGTCCGACAGCCGCATCGTCGCGTAGCGGCCCTTGATCTGTTGCGCCGTCGCGGTCTCACTCGGTTGCGTGCTGCCGCGCACGATATCCGCGATGCCCGTCACCTCATAAAGGTCGTTCTTGATGACCGACCTTATATCAACGAGACTCTTCAAAACCCCCGCTATCTTTTCCGTCGGCATCAGGGCGATCGCCCGCTCAAGGCCGCCCTTGTCCATGAAGGAGGCCCAGTTCGTGACCGGCAGAAGCTCGTTCTCAACTCCCTCGTTGAACAACCTCACAATGTCCCGCTCGTCGCCGGGATAGAGGCCGGCCACTTTCACCGCCCGCGTGACCATCCCAATCCGGCACGTCAGTTCATCCAACTGCTCGGCCTGGTCCTGATACTCGGCGTAATCGGGAACCGGAACCATCGTCCCGTTGGTCGTCGTCGCCAGCAACGGCCGTGGGCACGGGAAGAACCCTTCCAAGTTCAACGGATCGTCCTGCTCATCGAGCGGCGCGTCGCCATACCCCGGGCAAATCCAATAGACGCGCCGATCGTCCTTGTTCCAAATCTCCCACACCGTCGTCCGCAGGAACGCCTGGTGTTCCGCCGACACATCCTGCTCGTTCAGGTGATCCGGCCGCCAGTCCAAAGGGATCGCCTCAATCTGGGCCGCCGAAAGACGCGGGAACCGCTCGCGCAGCTGGTCGCGTGTCATATATTCCCGCCGCGCAACCCACCGAACCTCTTTCCAGGTCCGCGCCGGCGACATCTGGAAGTCGGCCCAGAACACATAGTCGCACCGAACCTCCTCATAATCCGGCGCAGGCCGATCGGAATCCGGCTCGATGGACTTGCGGTAATACGAAAGCCAGACCTGGCCGCGCCCGCCGATGAGAAAGTCCTCGACCGCTTGCCGCACAGTCTGGTGCAGGTCCGAGCATTCGATCATGTAGTCGAGCCCGCGCTCGACAATCTGCGATGCGGCCCGTCCGATAGGATCGCGGTCCCGAAAACGCCGCACGACAACGGGCTTCGGAGGCCGCGCATAAATGGCCGGCAGCAGCGTCTGCACGTTGCTCCAAAGCACATTGAACCGATACAGGCCAGACCGCCAGGACCGCGCGTCCTGCATCTGCATGCGGTCGTCGCGATACCGCTTCTCGATCGCCCGAAACCGCGTCTCCCAGGAGCGCGTTTCCTTCGCCGCCAGTTCCAGTTCCGTGATCCAGCGGCGCGCGACGGCCGATCGGCCGCGACCATAGTCGCTGACAGAAACTACCGGAGCAGAACTCAACGCCACGTCAGGCCACCTGCGTGCCGCGCTGGAAATACAACGTGGCCGTGCCGCTGTCCGTCACGCCCGCGACATGCGTGAAATCGTCGCGGACCGTGTATTCCACCGTCGCACTCGGCGGGACCAACAGAGACGCCGTATAAGCCGGCGAGCCGGCCGGCTTGGCAGCAGTCACCGTGGCGTCGGTGCCAACCGCAACCCAACACACCACCGCACCGGTGTTGACGATCCGCAACGTCGATCCCAGCCCGCCGAGCGCGATGTTCGCCGACGTCGCCGTGCAAGCCAGCGACGTGGCGCGCGAGCCACTCATCGGTAGATTGCTCATACCCTATACCTCATCCTTTGGTCCGCCTCGTGCAGCTTCCATAGGTCCTCGAGCGTGACCTCATTGTGCGATCCGACCCCGATCGTCCGCCCTCGCTTATTGACCTTCCGGTCCACGACATACGGACGGGCCATGCACGCATACCGCAAAGCGTCCGGTGCATGGTCCTCGGAGTCCGTCTCCACGTCCTCGGGCCGATCCGGATCGTGCTGAAGCGCGGGAAGCGTCCGGATCAGGTTCCTGCACGTCGAGAAGATATAGAGCCCGGGCCGCTCGCCATCACCCACCAGCCGCGCCCGCACCTGGTCCCAGCCGCCCATCGCGCCCGCCCGCGCAACCCGCGCGTTGTCCGCCCGCCGAAACGTCACGCCCATGGACGCCATCCGCTCGGCGATCGACGGGCCGCCGTCCGATGCGAAGGCCGCCGGGTCCAGAACGCCGATCCGAACGTCCTCGTGACGCTCCGCCGCCGCAATCCGCGCCGCCACGTCCTCCGCCGGCAGCCGCAGCCCGACGTTCGGTTGCCCCGCCGACCCATATAGCTCGCGGTAGACGACCAAAGCGCCGCGCGGGAATTGAGGCAACTCGCCATCGCTGACCGCGACCCACAGCACCGCGAACGGCCGCGCGCTGCCCCAATCCGCCGCGCGGAACCGATGCCAGTGCGCTGGCAGTTCCTGAGGCTCGACGACGTGTTTGTCCCGGCTGAACTCGGGGAAGAACGCGCCCGCGATGACATCCCAATCGCCATCCAGCCAAGCCCGGACGAGCTCCGGCGAGCCAGTCTGGCGCAGCTGTGCGATATATGCCTCACGGTCCAATGCGATGTTGTCTGTGACGCGGGACGGGATGAATACCCGCTCTAGCCCAGTCTCGTGGTCGCGGATGACCTGTAGCGGCGGCGCTGGGTCGATATACCTCGCTTTAAGCCATTGGTGCCCAGGGCCGCCGGGGTTGCCTGTGAGACGCATCCGGCACGGGACGCCGGCGCCGCTCCGGAGGGTCGCGTGGAGTTTTTGGATCGGCGCCGGATCGGGGAAATTGCCGGCCTCCTCGACATAAACCCGGGTGTAGCTGTGCCCTTGATATCCCTCAGCGTCCTGGTCATGCTCCAGATACCGGAACGCCAACCGGGCGCCGCCCGGCATGACGCAGTTGTCCGGCTTCGTCGTGAAGCGGGCGCCGATCGGGATGAATAGCTGGCGAGCACGCTCGACGGCCTCAGTTAGCTGCACGCTCGTCCGCCGGACCATCAGCCCCACCGCGTGCGCGCCATACCGCGCGGCGTGCTGCGCCCATTCGCCGAGGAGCCCGTCCGTCTTCCCGCCGCCGCGCGCGCCGCCGAAGAAGACCTCATACACTGGACACGACAACAATAGCCGCTGTGGCGCACTGTTGGGCCGCCAGATCAGTCGCCGTGGCCGGTCGGATTCATGTGCTCGATCGCCTTCTTCGACCATTCTTCGACACTACCGGCCTCCGCTTCGCCAACGATGAACCAGGCCGGGCCGGTCTGTGGCGTGACAATCTTCTGAACCGCCTTGCCGTCTTCGCGGTCATAAAACTTGTCGGCCGCGATCGTCCGCGCCGTGCCCGGCTCATCGGGGTCATGCATGACGCGCCACCACACTTCTTTGCAAGCTTCCAGCCGCTCGGCCCGCGTCATCGACCGGAAGCTCTTCCGGCCGGCGGGGTTATTGGTGCTGGTGAACGGCGGATGGTTTTGGATGGACTTCGGCAGCTGGCTGGCCCCCTTCGCCGGCCCGCCCCATCCACGCCCGTTGGGTTTCTTCTTCTTGGTCTCGTCCTGCGCCATGCTCGCCTCCGATGCCGCGCCAGAATCGATGCATTCCAGCCACATAAAGGCGTGACGTGTCAATAGGTTGTGGAGCCAGGACACGCCAGCGGCCATGCTGTTCTGGCTGCGTGCTCGCGCGCGCGCGTCCGACGCGCGTGGCCGCGACGCCCCGCCCCCGATCACGATTCCGTGAGGTTTGCAGATTTTCGATTTTTCGGCCTCTGCGACGCTTGACAACGGTTCGAAATCGCTTCAGAAGCGAAGCGTGGTGCTTTTAACTGCTACGCTACGCTTCGTTGGCGCGTAGCGCCTTACGAAGCGTAGCGTAGCAGTTAACACGCTTCCTTCGCGACTTTTTTGGTGCTACGCTTTTGCTACGCTTCGGCGCCTGTTTTCTCGAAGCGTAGCAAACCCGGTAATATCAATGGGTTATCGCCTGCTGCCTTGCGGCCTCTGGGCGCTACAGAAAAATATCGTGCTTCCCTGCAATTTTTCTGTTGACATTGTTGGCGCTGGCGTTTACGTTGTCTGCATCGGCAACCAAGGGAGAGAACCGATGGCCAAGACCTCCGCCTCCACCATCGACACCGCCGTCCGCGTTCAGTCAATCACTGGCCAGCGCGGCAGCGACGAGAATGAAGACCGCGCGTGCCGTGCTGCCTCGGCCGTCCTGCGCCGCCGGCGGGTTGACGCCACCGCCGCCTACGAGGCCTTCATCGCCGCGCTGGACGAGGGGCTGGACAGTGACGGCGAGGACTTCCCGCGCCTCGCCCGCGTCTGGCTCGAGGCGGAAAGCGCGGCCTGCATCGCGTACACGAAGGGCTGGCGTGACCCCGACGGCGCGTCCGTCGAGATCGCGCCCTACTGGTACTGAACCGGCGAAGGGGCAAGCGCGACGCTTGCCCAGCCCCCCGACAACAAGGAGAGAAGCGATGACCGACGACCGCACCGCGCCGCGCCCGCACGATCCTTGGACCTACTGGCAGGACGACGATTCACTGCCTTCCGGCGGCCGCATCGTGCTGCCCGCCGGCGCGTCCGAAGCGACCATCGTGTATGCCCACACCACCGGCCCCCAATGTGTCTCCATCGTCGTGCTTCCTGGCGAGACCGACGAGCAGGCCGGCATCGCGTGGATCGCGGAAGTCAGCGCGGCGACCGGCTGCCCCCATCGCCTCATTTATGTCGGCCGGGATGACGAGGCCGCCGCCGATGCGCGTGCCCGCGCGCTGTTCGCCGGCGTGTAAGCAATCGCAGGGAGAGAACCGATGACCAAGACCAGTCCTATCAATATCAGAGTTCGCGTCGCCTCGGTTACTGGCCGGCTGGGCGACCACGTGGATGAGGCCCGTGCTTGCAGCGCGGCCGCGGCCGTCCTGCGAGACTGGCAGGCGGATGCGGGCAACGCCTATGAGGCTTACCTGGCCGCGATGGATGCCGGGCTGGATATATATGACAAGGGCTTCCCGCGCCTGGCCCGCGTGTGGCGGTGGGCATCGAACGCGGCCGACGCCGCATATGTCGAGCTCTGGAAGGATCGTGAGGGCGCCTACGTCGAGATCGTGCCCGATCCTCGCCCGCGCCCCGCGGCCGCCGACGCGGCAGACGTTCGGATCGCGTCGATCGCCGGGCGGGTGGGCGATGAATTTGATGAGGAACGAGCCATCCAGGCTGCGATGGAGGTTCTGCGTTTCCACAACATGGACGCGAACACGGCGTTCAAATTGTATCGCGATGCCTTCTATCGGCCCGTCCATGAGGATTTTCCGCCAGAGGCGCAGGTCTGGCTCGACGCCGAGGAGGCGGCCAACGACGCATACAACGAGCTTTGGCCCGATCTGGAATGGACGCACGTCGTTATCGAGCCGGTGAATTACGTCGATTGGGACGCTGAGGAGCAGTGAGGAGAGGGAGAGACCCCATGACCGACGCCACCATCGACACCAACGCCATGTCCCCCGACGAGCTCAAATCAATCCTGGACCTCCTTGGCCCCTTGGGATGGACGCAGGCCAGCCTAGCGCGCGAGATCGGCGTCTCGCGCGCGGCGGTGTGCCTGTGGGCCAACGGCCACCGCAAGATATCCAAGCCGGTGGCCATTCTGATCAGGCGGATAGCGCGAGAAATTGCCCAGGACGCTTCCGACTCCGGCCCTAAATAAGGGCCGGATTTCAGAAATCCATAAACGAAAACATACTTCTAGGCTGTTTCCTGCGGTTCGGTCGGCCGGAGCGTATCATTGACCCTTACGCCCCGGCTGAGCCGGCGCCACGTAGGGTGCTTGTATGCGTCCTCGAACAAGAGGCCGGTCTCGAACCATTTTTCAACGATGCCTTTTGCCTGCCCTTCGCCGATACCGAGCTCGATCATGACCGGCTGCCCGCACCATCGGCCTGAACCTCCCTTGGCTGATCGAGTGTAAAGGACGCCCGGCTCGGGGCCTGCTGCAATCAGATCCAATACACGGTTCAACTCGGCAGTCGTGAAGGTCGACATCGGCCTAGTCGGCGCCCAGGATACCAAGGCAGCTACGTTGTCGCCGTTGGGATATTCCGGCGTCGCGTTCCCGAGCGAGACCATCTCCATCACGAACCACCTGGCCACAGCGGCCGGCGGCGCCATATTCGACTTCTGGTCGTCGAGACGCACATAGCGCCTCCGGTCGGCCTCGGAAATCCCGAGGGCCTGGGCCTCTTCCTGCGTCATCGTGGATAAGGTCTGCGTGACGCGAGCGCCGTCGCGCAGCGCGCTGGCGCCTCTCCCGGCATCTGCATCGACCGTCGCGCCTTTGCGGGTGTGGTGGACGAGCTCGATCGCCGCGCCGGTTTCCTGCGCGATTTCCGACCACGCCGTCACCGCCGCGTCCATATGCGGATTAGAGTTTTCCTCAAGCCCGTGCGATTTCACGAATGGATCGACGACGATATACCCGATGTTGGCCAAGCGGGCGGCGTTGATGATCGCTTCTTTATCCGGGAATATGATCTCACCGTAGTCCGCCTGCTGGGCGACGACGAGGCGCCGGTCGCGGCCGGAATGCAGGAAAAGCCGGCCGTCCAACTCCTCGGCCTGGACGTTGTGACGAAGCATGACAGCGGCGACCCTGCGGTCTAGTTCGTCCATAGGGTCCTCAAGGTTCAGAACCCAGGAGTTCACGCGCCGATGGATTTTGTCGCCGAAAAGCGGGCGGCCGGAAGCCAGAGAAATGGCCACGCCGATCGCGAACATGGATTTCCCGGTCCCGCCTGGGGCGACGAGAAGGGAGACAAAGCGGCGAATGAGGCGCGTGCCGTAAAGCCACTCGCGCGGCGGTATTTCGGAAGGAAGTGGGAGTGCGGCGGGGCGGATGGCGAGCGGCAGCGCAACGACATTGCGCACCGGCTCATAATCCCATTGCTCTTCCATCGCCGCGCTCATCTCGCCCGGCGCCGCGACAGATGGCGCGCGCGGGCGGCTTCCTCGCGCAGGATGGCGAAAATCCTATCCCAGCCGATTTCGCCCTGCGCGGCGCGGCCGGCAGCTTCCTCGACTTCATGCTTGGGCGCGCGCGCCTCGATGAGGGGGCGAACGGCATAGCGAATCCGCCACTCGCATCGCTCGACGGCCGATCGCGCCAGCGCGCGTTCGCGCTCTATTGCCGCCACGGCATCGGCCAGTGCGTGCGCGAGGCGGGTCTCGGTGGCGCGCGCAGGTGCGGCGGCAGCGAGCCATTCCCGTGCCTCCGCCACCCTAAGCAGCCCGTCGGCGATTAGCCGCGCGAAGGTCGGGACAGCACGGAACGGGGCGGGCGGGTCGGTGGGGTGGGCATACCATTCGACCGCCCATTCAGCATCCGGCGGGGGATATTGTTCCATGACATCATGCCAGACATCCGCCGAACTGGCCATGTCATTCCTTCCTGCTCTCGGCTGGCCTGTAGGCGATCGCGTAGTGCTCGGGACAATAGACCCGCCCAGGGTATGTCGGCTTGTCGCAATATCTGAAGTTAGCTGAGCGCGGCTCGCCGATCGGCCAGCAGCAGGGCATCGCGGGGGCAAATGGCCGCGGCGTCAGCACCGCGCGCGGCTGCGGGGCGGGCGCGGCGGGCCGCGCGGGCGGCCTCGCGGAGATGGAGGAGAGCGGCGGGAGGGTCGGCCCGGTCACACGACGCGGCGCCGGGCGGCGGGGAGCCCCGCCCGAGCCGTCGCGGCGGATCGGCGACGGCCTGGCCGGTAGGCCCAGCCGGTGCACCTTGCCCACCACGGCATTCTTGGATACGCCCAGCCGGCGGCCGATTTCCGAGGCGGAATGCCCTTCCGCCCACAGCATCCGCAAGCGCGCGATCGCCTCTTCCGTCCAAACCTGATAAATCATGGCATATATTTCCTATAGACCGCAGATACGGCACGGATTCGGCTTGCAGGCGGCTTGGCGCGGAAGGGCGCCTTGGCTTTCGCCGGCGAGCGCGGCACCTCAAGACGCGCATCGAGATGTTGCGCTTGCAGCCGCCAGTTTGGCGCGAGCGGCACCTGCCATGCCTCGAGGAGCTCGCCATATCTTTCGACCGAGTTCGCCCACCCGGCCTTCGCGCCGGCGGCCTGGATTTCGCGGATGCGGTCCCACTGCCGCTCGGTCGGCTTCTTCGTCCCCGACTTCAGTTCGACGCGAAAAACTCGCCCGGCGACGATCAACGCGGTATCCGGCGTGCCGGCCTTCACATGCCTTGTGGCCTCCCATAGGTGGCGGCGGCCGTCGGGATCGTTCATGCCGCGGTCATAGCATTCGAAGTAGTGCGCGGCCGTGACTGCTGATCGGACGAATTTCCCGACGGCGATCTGGAGCCGGCGTTCTGGGTGGTCGATCATGGCTCACGGCCAAGCCGTGGGGACACATAGCCGCGGCCGATCGTGAAGACGGAACGCGGATATGTGCCGCGAGGGCGAATAGGAAATTGTGTTCCCTGTTCGCGCAGGATTTTCACTTTCTTCGCGATCGCCGAGACGGAGCGCATCAGGGCCAGCGCGATCTCTCCGTTCGATCGCCTCTCACCGATCATGCGGATCAACGTCTGGATATCGTCTTTGGTCCATGGCCTCCCGTTTGCATCAAAAGGTCCCGCCAGGCCGGGGTTCGTTGATGCCGGCCCGGCGGGCAGTTTGGGGGAGGAAACGATGGTCGCCGGCTCGCCCCCCGCCGGCCGGGGATCGGCTTTCGCCGATGGGGTGGGCGACGACGCCGGGAGAAAAGCGCCGTCGCCCCGCGCGCGAGCCTCTGGGGAAGGACTACTGCTCCAGCGCGCGAACTGGTGGATCAGTTCTCTTAGCAGAGAACGAGTTTCTGGGCCAAGTTCTATCGTCAGCGAAGAAGAAACCACATCGCCAGGCCGATGGCGCACAGGATCGACCATATGAACACCCCCCTCCCTTCGCCTGGGTCATTGGCCGGGCGCATTGTCGCTCGGCCCATCCGATTGCGTCGCGTCGTAAAGACGCTGGTACACGGCCAACGATGGCGCCGTCTTTCCCTTCCGCCAACGCCAGAACGTGGTCGGGTTTATGCCGGCGCGCTCGCAGACTTCACGTATCCTCATCCCCGCCTTTTTGGCGCGGGCCGTGATTTCGTCAGGTGTCAGCAACTCGGTCATGCGACGACGCTATTGCACGGATGCATGCGCGTCAAGACAGTTTTTCGTGCTTCCGTGCATTATCCCGCTTGACGGCGGGTTGCATACGTGCAATGGTGCGGCCGCAACAAGGTGAACGGAGCATGTCTATTTATCCTGGTATCGAGGGGACCTATTCGCCCGAGGCATGGCGGCGGGCGGCGCTAATGACGGACGGAAGGATCACGGACGACCTTCTCCGCCTCGCCGAGGACCTGGTGCAGCACGAGCGCGAGCAGCAGGAGGCAGCGGCTCGAAAGGAGGAGCAGAAATGACGCTCGCGCGCGGAGAGGACGTGGACGACGAACAGGACACATTGGCCTGGTGTTTTACAGACGAGACGAATAGCGGGCCGCCTCTCGGGCCGCCGCCATGGGACATACGTAGGTCTAGAGAGGACGCTAAATTATATTATTCAGGGTTCCATGCTTACGACGACCTCATCAGCGCACTGGAACAGGCGGATGGGCATATTCTTCATTACGCCAGGATGGATGGAAGAATAATCCGAAGCGGTGACGAACTGGTCGCTTCGGACCGTACCGTCCTTTGGTCAATAAACGCTAAAGAAATCCTCCGCACTTGTGCACGTAATTGGGCTGTGGCCGTAATCCATCTTTGGGACGCGCCGCCGATAGTGCGGGAGTTCTTAGAGGCCGGCCGGGAGGAATTGCGCGCTACAGCCGAGGCCTTTGCTCGGGCCGGACATGATAACGCTATTCGCGCCGTCCGTTCTATTGCTCCTTCGGATCGTGTCGCTAGCAGCGCCGCTCAGGCGGTCGCTTGGGCGGCTGCGGCAGCAACATATGCGGCGCGTACAGATGGCGGCGCGCTTTCTCCTTACGACGACGGCGACGGCGAAACCGATGATGCTGTATCCTGTGCGCTCGGCGCCGCGAACTTCGCCCGCCACGCAATTTCCGACGCTGTTTACGCCGCGCCTAAATCGGCCGCTTCGGTTTTAGCCGCTCTTGCGGATCGCGCCAGGAGGAATGCTGCTCGCAGCCATGCTCGGCCAAGGGGTGACGACGACAGATACTTTGCTAGTTGTGCTTCTACCACTGCAACCCGCGCAAGACAAAACGAATACATCGCAAAGTTGGTAATGGAAACGCATAGGGAGGAGCAGAAATGACCCTCGCGTGGCATTTCACTGACGACACGTTGCGCTATGGCGACCCTATTCCGCCGCCGGGCTACGTGCTCCAGCACACCGGCTTGCTGAAACCTGGTTTCTCCGGCTTGCACGCATCCTTGGAACTAATGGGTGCGCTTTCATGCGCGTCTGGGCCGCTTTTGCACCGCGTAAAGCTGGGCGGAAATATCGTCCATGATCACGACAGGGTGGTCGCGGAGGAATGCACCATCGTCTGGTCCATCGACGCAACAGATATCCTCCGCGCATGCGCGCGGCATTGGGCGCGCGAGGTCGCGCATTTTTGGAATGCGCCGCCGAAAGCACTGGAATATCTGGAAACTGGCAATAATGAATTGCGCCGTGCTGCCGAGGCCGCTGCGCGCGCAGTGATCCGCGCTACGCGCAAAAGCAGGGCCGGCGCAATGCTCATTGCACGGACCGCCGCCTACGCCGCGCTGAACGCTGCTGTCACGCCGCGCCATACGGGGCATGAAGCACCTGAGATTGCTCGGGCAGCGGCGGCGAACGCGGTGATGACCATCGCAGAGAAGGCTGTTAGCGACCTGCTAGACACCGTTAGTCAATTTGACAAGAAGCGGCATGCAACATACTATGCCGCTTGGAACGCCACGCGCGAGCAGCAGGAGAAGCACATTGTCGCGGCGGTTACGCAGGCACACGAGAGGGCAAAAAATGTCTGATGATCTCAACACTGGCAGGCACTACCACGACGCCGGGCCGCTAACAAAGAATGTGCTGGCCATCCGCGAGCACGTGCGCCATCGCGCCGAGACCGGCGCGCCGGCGGATGCGGAATGGCTCGCGCATCTTGCCGACGCACTTTCCGCCTTGGCCGAGAAGGTCGAAGCGTTGGAGAATACGCAGGCCTCCGCTGCGGCGCGGCGGGCATGGAACGGACAAATCACTGTCATCAATGGGGGAATAAGATAATGTCGCGCATCTGGCTAACTTGTTATGTCGTGGTCACTTCTGCGCTTTGGTTCGCCGTGGGAGCATTCGTCGGCGTATCGTGGCGTGAGATGGCCGCGCATACGGTCGGCTCCGGCCTGCGCCTCGGCTCGATGTTGGGAGGTGGGCAATGATCACCGAGCCAGGATTTTACGATATCAGCGCGGCAGAGTATCATGCCGATCCATGCCACCCGATGTCGCTTTCAAGCACAGGCGCGCGCACGCTCATCCGCGACTGCCCGGCGCAATTCATGTGGGACAGAGATAACCCACCAGAGAAGCGCGAATTCGACATTGGCAATGCAGCGCATCTTCTCGTCCTGCAACCCGACAGGTATGAGGCCGCCATCTTTCGTGTGGACGCGGGCGACTATCGCACCAAAGACGCCCGCGCGCAGCGGGACGGGGCTCGTGAGAATGGTCGCATCCCCCTGACGCGCGCCGAGGCCGAGATGGTCGATGCGATGCGGAATGCGATCTTCACCCACCCGGTGGCCGGCAAGGCGTTCGCAAACGGCCATACGGAGCAGTCGATCTTCTGGCGCGACAGCGAATTCGGGATTTGGTGCAGGACGCGGCCCGACTTCCTCCCTGCGCATCGCCGATACCTCGTCGATTTGAAGACTGCCACCAGCGCAGACCCCGAGGACTTCACCCGCGCGGTGCTGACCTATGGCTACCACCAGCAGGCCGCTTGGTACATGGACGGCGTGGAAGCGGTCACTGGCACACGTCCAGAACGGTTCGCCTTCGTGGTCGTGTCGAAGAAACCTCCATACTTCGTCACGGTATGCTGGCTCGACGACGAGATGATCGGCTGGGGACAGGTTCTTAACCGCCGCGCGAAAGGGCTTTTCGCCTGGTGCCTCCACTATCGGACGTGGCCGGCCTACAGGCCGGAAATCACTGGCCCGCCTGCTGCTTTCACGATCAGTATGCCGGACTGGGCGCGGAGGCGCCTTGAAGAGCAAGACGAGGCCGGGGCATTCGAGCCGCCCCTGATTGAAAAGGAGGAAAGGGTATGAACCAGCTGGTCAAGGCCGAAGGGGAGAAGTTCAAAAATCTTCTCAGCCAGCAGCGCAGGAACATCATGGCGGCGCTGCCAAGCCACATTTCGGTCGAGAAGTTCGAGCGCGTGTGCCTCCTGGCGGTGCAGCGTAACCCGGACTTGCTGGCTCCGGGTGTCAACAAGCAAAGCCTGTTCCTTGCTTGCCAACGCGCAGCGGCGGACGGGCTCTTGCCAGATGGTCGGGAAGGCGCCCTCGTCCTGTTCGGCAACACTGTCCAATGGATGCCGATGGTCGCGGGACTGATGAAACTGGCGCGGAACAGCGGAGAAATCGCGAGCATCAGCGCGCATGTGGCCTACAAAGGAGAGAAGTTCGCCGTCATACTCGGCGACGAAGAGAGGATCGAACACGAACGCGACTTGGAGCTTTCCGACGGCGCGGAGGTGCTGGCGGTGTATGCTGTGGCGAAGCTCAAGAATGGCGAGACTGTGCGCGAGGTGA